CCACATGTTTTCAAAGGTATGTCCAAAGGTGTAGCCCTCAACTAACCTTCCTGAACCTAAAGACATACGATTTAATCGTGCGAGTTTCTAGTCTCGTGCCACAAAAACTAGACTAAGTTTTAAAATTTAGTGTAAGATGAGCCTACTATAAAATCCTTAAAGGTGGTCGTAGACTGAAGGTTGGAATGAGTGCTAGAAACCATCGTCCATCACACTAATGTAAATCCTAGAGTTGGTAAGGAGAAAGCTACCCTTACTGTATCGATAGGCTTACGGACTGCTAGGTAGCGTAGTCATGTTCTTGGAGGAAAGCACCTTGAACACAGTCAGCCATTGGGTGCGAGAAGGTTATCCCAAGAAGTGACTTTAAACTACTAGACCTTCAAGTGCTAGGCATCACTCTAAAGTGCCTCTTTTAACACGAGGGTTATTATGAATTTATATTTTAAATCAACAACACTAGACAAAGAGATAGCTTGGACATGGAAAGACATGGACAAAGCTTATTGGGATACTTGGATACCTAAGAAGTCTGATATAAAAATCATTACAAGACTTAACAAAGAACAAAAACAACAAGCACTTGATGAGTTATGGGAAGACTTGCAAGGTGCTATACAATTTACACGCGATAGAAACAACGCAAGACGCAGAGAGAAAAGACTTGCTTCTAAAAAGTAGGCGTGGTATAATCTTTAAACTTAATACAACCTATGGAGGAAACCAATATGTATGAGTATGTAGAAGGAAAAGCTATGTGGGCTAATGTCAGCACACCAAACACTAAGTTTGAACCACATAAGTATGGAATTGTGGTGTTGACTGATGAAGATACTGCTAGTAGACTAGAGGGTCTTGGATTATCAAGGGTTAGAACCAGAGATGGTCAAGCCAAGTATGATGAACCGGCATTCTCTTTCTCTAGAAAAGTAGAGAAGCATGATGGGACAACTAACTCTGCTCCTAAATTACTTGACGGTGAAGGTAATGATATGGATGTTAGTGTTGGTAACGGCTCTGGTGTTACTGTGAAGATTAAACCTTACACAGGAAAGTACGGTACGTTTGCTGAGTTAATAGCAGTAAAGGTTACTGATTTAATTGAATATTCTGAGAGTAGCTCAGATGATAACGAGGAATTTTAATAATGATAATTACTATTACTAAAGATGATGGACAGGTAGTATACGATACTACTATGATTGAAGATGCTCAAGCTAGAGCCAACGCTGATATCTCTATCAGTAAGATTGGAACTCTTAATGTAGTTCTTGAAGCACTTAACTTTGCTTCAGGTACACATCAAAATAATCTTGAACAACTACTACAAAATGCTGAAGAAGCTGTAGTAGAAACACCAGAAGGCGATGAGCCTGAAGGAGATACAGAAGAAGTAGCTGAAGAAGATTCAACAGAAGAATCCTAATAGCATAAATGAGGGCTAACATGGATAAGACGTGGGATAAACTACATCAACCTTGTCCACTTTGTAACAGTAGTGATGCTGTTGGAATCAACGAAGATGATTCAGCAAAGTGTTTCAGTTGTGGTGAGTTCATGCCAAGTTATACCAATGCATGTGGAGGAAAGGATATGCAAACAGCAACAGTAACACCGACCAAGAAACCTGATATGGTAGATGAAGGGAAATTTTCACCTCTTACAGATAGGAAAATATCTCAAGCAACTGCTACTAAGTATGGAGTTAAATGCGTACATGACCTACAAGGAAATGTAGTTAAGCATTTGTACCCATATTATAATGGGCATGAGTTATCAGCTACCAAATATCGTAACGTAAAAACCAAAGACTTCTTTGTCTCTGGAACTTACAACGATACAGGTTTGTTTGGTCAACAGTTATTCAAAGGTGGTAAGTATGTTACCATTGTAGAAGGGGAATGTGATGCTATGTCTGCTTATGAACTCTTGGGTTCTAAGTGGGCAGTAGTGTCCATAAAGCGTGGTGCACAAGGTGCAGTACGTGATGTAAAAGAAAGCCTTGAGTTCTTTGAAGAGTTTGAAAATGTAATCATTGCATTTGATAATGACAAGGCAGGTAAAGAAGCATCTATTAAAGTAGCTAGACTATTTAAACCTAGTAAAGCTAAGATACTTACACTACCACATGGTTACAAAGACCCCAACGATATGCTCCGTTCCAACAGACATAAAGAATTTGTTGAAGCTTGGTGGGCATCAAAAGTTTATACACCTTCTGGTGTTATAAATGTTTCAGAACAACGAGAGAAGTTCCATAACAGAGAAAGAAAAGAGAGTGTCCCTTATCCTTATGAAGGATTAAACAAGAAGCTATACGGACTTAGACAAGGAGAACTTGTAACACTTACAGGTGGTACAGGTCTTGGAAAGTCTAGTGTAACTAGAGAACTTGAACATCATCTTATTAAAAGTACCAACGATAACGTAGGTATTATAGCTTTAGAAGAAGATTGGAGACGTACCATTGATGGTATCTTATCTATTGAAGCTAACGCTAGGTTATATGTAGACCAAATAAGAGATAGATTTTCTAAAGAAGAACTAGATAAAATGTTTGATATACTTTATGACGGTGATAACAAGAATAGAGTATGGGTGCATTCACACTTTGGAACAAATGATATTGATGATATCTTTACTAAACTTAGATTTATGATTATAGGATGTGATTGTAAGTGGGTTGTAGTAGACCATCTACACATGTTAGTTAGTGCTGTACATGAAGGAGATGAGAGACGAGCTATTGATTCTATTATGACTAGACTTAGAAGTTTGGTAGAAGAGACAGGAGCAGGTATCATTTTAGTTTCACACCTACGTAGAGTTGATGGTAATAAAGGACACGAGAATGGTATAGAGGTTTCTTTATCTCATCTTCGTGGCTCAAATAGTATTGGACAGTTATCTGATTGTGTTATAGCATTAGAAAGAAATCAACAATCAGATGATGAAGACGAAGCTAGAACAACTAAGCTTAGAATACTTAAGTCAAGATACACCGGTGATGTAGGCATGGCATGTAGAGTTATCTATGATGCCGAAACAGGAAGACTCTCTGAACTCTCTGATAATGATATAGAATTTGATGGTAGTTTAGATGAGGCTTTTTAATGCAGTTAGTATTTGATATAGAAACAGATGACCTGAAAGCAACTAAGATACATTGTATCGTTGCTAAAGATGTAGATACTCAGGAGGTTTTTTCATTTTCCCCTGATAACTTACAAGCAGGTTACGAGTTTCTTACAACAGCAGATACTTTGATAGGTCATAACATTATTGGATTTGATATACCTATGGTACACAAGTTCAGTAATGTAGACCTCTCTAAAATTCCAGTAATAGATACGCTTGTTTTATCTAGGTTATTTAATCCGGCAAGAGAAGGAGGACATAGCTTAGAGAAGTGGGGATACAAACTTGGCTATCACAAAATAGATTTCTCAGACTATCTTAATTATTCACAAGACATGATGGACTATTGTATCCGTGATGTTGAACTTAACTTAGAAGTTTTTAAGGAGTTAAGAAAAGAAAGTAAAGGGTTTGATAAAGGTTGTATACAACTAGAGCAAAAGGTTGCAGAGATAATTAAACAACAAGAGGTCAACGGATTTAAGTTTGATACTCAACATGCTTTACTGTTACTTGCTGAACTTAGAGAAAAGAAACAAGCAATAGAAGATGAGGTGCATAACACATTTAAACCTAAGTGGGTTGATGATAAGTTAGTTACACCTTATATAAAGAAAGACGGTGAACTATCCAAGCGTGGTCTTACTGATGATGAATACGATAGATGTATAACAACTAACAACACAGACCCCTTCATGCGACAGTCCTTACAAGAGTTTAATCTAGGTAGTCGTAAACAAATAGGAGAATATCTTATTGACTTTGGTTGGAAGCCTGAAAGATTTACACCAACAGGTCAACCAATAGTAGATGAGAAAACTTTATCTGCAATCACACACATACACGAAGCTAACTTAATAGCACAGTTTCTTTTACTTCAAAAGCGTATAGCCCAGATTGATTCTTGGATTGATGCTACTGAAGAAGATGGAAGGGTGCATGGCTTTGTTATACCTAACGGTGCTATCACAGGCAGGATGACTCATAGAAATCCTAACATGGCACAAGTTCCTAGCTCTCACAATCCTTATGGTAAAGAATGCCGAGCTTGTTGGACTGTTGAGGACGGTAATGTTTTACTTGGAGTTGATGCTTCTGGTCTTGAGATTAGAATGTTAGCTCATTATATGAATGACGAGGAGTACACTAATGAAATCATTAACGGAGATATACACACCTCTAATCAAGAACTTGCAAAGCTTGAATCTAGAGATAAGGCAAAAACATTCATCTATGCACTCATGTACGGAGCAGGAGATGAAAAACTTGGGAACGTGGTTGGAGGAACTACAGCAGATGGTAAAAGAGCTAGACAATATTTCTTTGATAATAAACCTACATTCAAATCTCTTAGAGACAGAGTACAAAGAGCATCTGCAAAAGGTTATCTCAAAGGACTAGACGGTAGAAAGCTTTATGTTCGTAATCAACATTCAGCTTTGAACACCTTGCTTCAGGGAGCAGGTGCTATTATAATGAAACAAGCATTAGTTATTCTTTCAGAGAGATTAACTCTAGGAACTGTACCTCATAAATTTGTAGCTAATATTCACGATGAGTGGCAGATAGAAGTTCCTGAGTGTAGAGCAATGCGTGTAGGTAGCCTAGCTGTTACCTCTATAATAGAATCAGGTGAACATTTTAATCTTCGTTGTCCCCTTGATGGCGAATACAAGATAGGAGATAACTGGAGTGAAACCCATTAAAGAAAAAAAATATAACTGGAATTTTAATAAAATAAACTCTAAAGGAGAAACTTTATTTAAACACACTACAGATGAAAGCGTTGATTATGTAATAGAGTTTTTAGAAAATGAAAATATTAAATATGAACTAACAGAAGCAGCTAATTCAACTATGTTTTGGATATATTTTAAATATAATAAATATGCTTATTACTCAACTACTGGAAGATGGGCACCTTTTAATAAAGGTAAATATCCTTCAAAACATTACACATCTAAAGGAATAAAAGATTTTTATAATAGATTTTTACTAGCTGCATATACATTTAAATCAGGAAAAGAAACCAAAAAAGAAGTAGAAAAAATATTAAAAAAAGAATTAATAGAATATAAAATAAACAAAGACATAGCTCTTTTAACTACTAAAATTAAAACTAGAAAAGATGGTAAAGGTAATAAAAGAAGATACTCTTATGAATATATTATAGGTGAAGGAAAATGGAGAAGTATAAATTCTGACGGAACTCCGAATGAAAAATTTTATCAAGCAAGTAGCATAGAAAATTTTATTACAAAATACTTTAGACCTCAAGAGGAGTTATAATGAAACCCACTAAGAAAGACCAAAAGAAATTTGACCTTGACTTATCATATGGTGAGATAAGGGAAGATAAAGTTAGAGACATGTTAGAAGGAAAGAAGATAGAAGTTAAATCAGAACGTGGAATGTGGATGAAGACAGGTAACATATGTATAGAGTATGAGTCATGGAACAAACCATCTGGTATCAGAGCAACTGAATCAGACTATTGGTTTCATAACTTATGTGTAGGAGACAATGAGTTTTGTACTCTTGTATTTAAAACAGATGTACTAAGAACTATAGTGGATAAGCTTGATACTTTTAAAACTGTATCAGGTGGAGACCATAACGCAAGTAAAATGTTCCTTGTAAATCTACAGAAATTATTCTCATCAGATGTAATAAAAGCATTTAAGGACTCAGAAGATGGAAAAGAAAATGGAAAAAAATGAAAAAACACTTGACAGTTCTAGTCAAGAAGTATATAATAAACTGTCGGCTAATAAATTTAAGTCGGAATCTGGTCATTGGTATACGCAAGAAGGTGAACCAATGTATACTATCGTTGGTGCTAACGGTAAAGAAAGAAACACTACTCTTAGAGATGCAAGGAAAGAAAACCTAGTACCTTCAGTAACTACTATTCTTAGTATGATAGCCAAGCCTCAACTAGAGAATTGGAAAATCAATCAAGCACTTAACTCTGCTCTTACTTTAGAGAAAGATTCTTTAGAAACTATTGAAGAGTTTGCATACAGATGTAAGCAAGACTCTAAAAGAATAGGTCAAGAAGCAGCAGAAAAAGGTACAAAGATTCACGCTATGATTGAACGTGGTTTTCTTGGTGAAGAGAAGACAGAAACATATTGTGTTATTCAAAACTATTTAGATGAAATGTTTCCTGATGAAGAGTGGATAGCTGAAGCTTCTTTCTGTGCTGACTTAGGTTATGGTGGTAAAATAGATTTATATTCTAAGTCCGGTATCTTTGTAGACTTTAAAACTAAAGATAACTTAGAAGGTAAAGACCCATCTAAATTAGTATACGATGAACACGGTATGCAGTTGTCTGCTTATGCACAGGGTTGTGGCTTTGATGATGTTGAAAGAGTATCTATCTTTGTTGATAGAGAAGACACAGAGCTTATAGCTTGTCATGTATGGGATAAAGAATCTCAAACTAAACATAGAGAAATGTTTAATAGTATTTTAAATTATTGGAAACTTGTAAAAAATTATGCACCAGAGAAAGTCTAAACAGTTAAGAAGAAAAGCAGAAGCTTTGTTAATAGAGTGGATAAGAACTATGGTTCCTGAAGGTGAAGATGCTACTAAGATTAGTAAGAAAAATCTACAAGAGTTCTTACCTGAACAAACACATATCTTTGCTAACAATAAGTTTATGATAAGTGCTTACAGTCTTCGATGGTTTTATAAACAGGTGAAAAGAAATCCTGATATAACTCTGGAAGAAATAAGTGGCTAGAAGAGTACC